CGATTGCTGATGCTGGTATAGTTGCCGCAAATTCATATGCAAGAGATGATGTTACAAGTGGTGAAATTATTGTAAGTAATTTCCAAGCATTAACATATGTTGTAGGCGCAACACAACCTACTGCAAATCCGGCAAACAACCGTATGTGGTACCAGAATATTACTAACGAAGTAGATATTATGATACACAATGGTACAGACTGGAAAGGTTACCAGAACGTAACAGTTGACGCAAGAGGACTTGATTTAAGTCAAACTAATCCAAATGGACCTTTTGTAGGTGCAAGTGCTCCAACAGAGCAAAGCGATAAGTCAGCACTAGTACTAGGTGATTTATGGATTGACACAAGCGATTTAGAAAATTATCCGTTTATTAAACGTTATCAATTAGTTGATGGTGAAAACAAATGGGTAGCAATTGATAAAGGCGATCAAACAAGTAGTGATGGTATATTATTTGCTGATGCACGTTATATGGGCGATACAACAACAGATGTTGTAACAGGCACAGTAGCAACAATTAAATCATTATTAACAAATGATACAGTTGATTTAGACGCACCAAGCAAGTCACTTTACCCACGTGGTACACTATTGTTTAACACAAGACGTAGTAGTTATAATGTTAAAGAGTTTAGAAGAGATTACTTTAACGCAGATAGATTTCCAGGTAAAGTATTACCAACAGAGACAGATGCATGGATAAGTACTGCAGGTAATAAAACTGATGGTTCACCTTATATGGGCAGAAACGCAGTACGTCAAGTTATTGTAGAAAAACTAAAATCAGTAATTGATACAAGTGGTGAGTTACGTGAAGATCAAAGAAACTTTAACGTAATGGCAACACCAGGTTATCCAGAGCTAATGGCTAACATGATTGCATTAAATAATGACAGACGTAACACAGGCTTTATAATTGGTGACACACCATTTAGATTAGCGGCAAACAGTACTAATATTCAGAACTGGGCGTTAAATAGTAACTTAGCAACAGACAACGGAGATGATGGACTAATAAGTGCAGATACATATATGGGTGTGTTTTACCCACATGGTATTTCAACTGATTTAGATGGAAACAGTATTATGGTTCCAGCAAGTCATATGCTTTTAAGAACATTAATACGTTCAGATGAAGCAAGTTTTCCATGGTTTGCACCAGCAGGTGTAAGACGTGGTATAGTTGACAATGCTACAGGACTTGGTTACTTAGATACTGTAACAGGTGAGTTTGTATCAACTGGTGTACGCGAAAGTTTACGTGATACATTATATGAGCAAAGTATTAACCCGATATCATTCTTTCCAGGTAATGGAATACTTAACTATGGTAACAAAACACGCACAGCAACTGCAAGTGCATTAGATCGTATTAACGTTGCACGTTTAGTTGCATATGTACGTGAAAGATTAGCAGTTATTACTAAGCCGTTTGTTTTTGAACCAAACGACAAGTTAACAAGAGATGAAGTAAAACAAGTAGTTGAGCAATTAATGAATGATTTAGTTGCAAAAAGAGGCTTATATGATTACCTAGTAGTTTGTGATGAATCAAACAACACAAACGATAGAATTGATCGTAACGAATTGTATATTGATATTGCAGTTGAACCTGTTAAGGCAGTTGAATACATTTACATTCCAGTTCGCATACAAAATACAGGCTCTATTTAAGAGCCTGTAATATACAGTGAAAAAAGTGACTAAATACTACTAACAGGAGCAAAAAAATATGTCAGTAAGTTCATTAAGCAAGTTTACAGTACCTTTAGCATCGGATCAGTCCGCATCGGCTCAAGGTCTGTTAATGCCAAAATTAAAATATCGCTTCCGTGTAAGTTTTGAAAACTTTGGTGTTTCAACTCCACGTAGCGAACTAACAAAACAAGTAATTGATTTTACTCGTCCAGCCGTAACATTTGAAGATGTTCCGATTGATATCTATAACAGTAAAGTGTATATCCAAGGTAAACATACTTGGGATCCAGCCACAGTTAACTTACGTGATGATGCATCAGGTCAAGTTGCAAAATTAGTTGGTGAGCAAACACAAAAGCAGTTTGATATGATGGAACAGTCGAGTGCAGCATCTGGTATTGATTTCAAGTTTATCACACGTTGTGAAGTATTAGACGGTGGTAACGGAGCAAGTGCACCAAATGTACTTGAAACTTGGGAATTGTACGGTTGCTTTATTTCAAACGTAAACTACGGTGATTTAAACTATTCAAGTAGTGAAGCAGCAACTATTGCCTTAACAATTAGATTTGATAATGCAGTACAGACACCTATTGGTGCTGGAATTGGTGCTACAGTGGCAAGAACAATTGGTGAGGTTGTTACTGGCTAATAGAAGTTAGGATACTAACATGGCCATACTAAACTCTTTTCTAACTGCTCTTTCTACCGGTGATAATGTACGCGATTATAAACATGCGTCTAAAACATTTGTTGATGGAAACTATCGTCTTGCTCCTAAGCATAGATTTTTATTCCATTGTACTTTTGGCATTAATCCGGGACTAGGTTTTAACTTTGCAGGAAGTGAGCAATTAGAGGCAAGTTTTCTCGTAAAAAACGTAGACTTGCCTAAATACTCCTATGAGTTAGCCGAACACAATCAGTATAACAGAAAGCGTTATACATATAATAAAATAAATTACGACCCTGTACGTTTAACATTTCACGATGACAACAGTGACATAATTCGTAACATGTGGTATGCTTATTATGCCTTTTATAATAACGATCCAAACTATGAAAGTGGCGGAACTTATTCTCTAAAAGACACATATACAAAGATGCCAAATGGTGCAAGAAACTGGGGACTAGATCGTAACAGTGGACAGTTTTTTAGTCACATAAAAATTTATAGTATCTACCAAAAGAAGTATACAGAATATTGGCTAGTCAATCCTATAATTCAAAGTTTTGAACACGATAGACATGACTATGCAGACAGTCAAGGATTAATGGAAAATTCTATGACTGTAAAATTTGAAACTGTTAAGTACAAGTCAGGACTTGTAGATGGCGATGGCCCGGCAGGTTTTGGTGAAATGCATTATGATAAGGCTGCTAGTCCTTTAACACCACAAGGTGGAGGTACTACTAGTGTATTTGGACCTGGTGGTTTAGTTGATGCGGCAGGTAGTATAGGCAGTGACTTATCAGGTGGAAATATAGCAGGAGCAGTTGTTACTGGTTTAAGAGGAGCTCAAAATCTTAAAGGTGCAAATCTTAAGAGTATGCTAAAATCAGAACTAACAGGCATGGCAACAAACGCACTTAGAGGAAATAATCCAATTGGTGATTTTAAGTTTCCAAGTAGTGGTTCAGGATCAACAGGCGGTGCTAATCCATTGCCTAATGTACCTAAAGTAGGAACAGTTGCAGGTAACTTTATACCACCTTCGCAGAATAAGATAGCAAGTAATGGTGTTAAGGTAGGTGCAAACTTAAAGCAACCATTAGCAAACGCACTTGGTAAGTTTAACTTACAGTCGTTAGAGGATATGTCTTCACAAGCATTTAGTTTAGTTGGAAAAGTAACAGGATCGTTACCTAAGTCCTTTGGTAATTTAAGTGGATTTGTTGACAATCCAGACTTTCAAACTAATTTCCAAAATGACTTAGGCAAAGCACAAAACTTTATGAGTGGTAGCGGCCCAGGATCGTTTAAAGGTGAACTAGGAAAAGCATTTGGTAAAAATCTTAGTGCAAGTCCTAAAGGAGTTACAAAAGTAACTAAAGGTTTACCATCAGTAATAGCAACATAAGAGGTATAAATGGCTAATTTACCATCAAATTCAACAACAGTAACAGAAACAGATGTTTTTGACTCGTATAATACCAACGAAAATGTTACAGTTACTTCAGGTGAGTATGACGCAGTATTAGGTTTCTTTTTAGAAAAAACTGAAGGAAACAATGAGATTGCAAATAGTTTAACAGACACAGTAATCAGTATTGCTACTAACACTTCTAATTCTCCAATGATAATTATTGATGAATTAAGAGAATACGGATTAAACGATATACAACAAAGTATTATTAGTTTACTTAATCAAACACGCAATGATACAAGTATGCTAGGATTTAACAAGAGCCAAACTCCAAATAACTTAGTTGCTCGCAACATATTAAGTTAAGCCTATGGCAAAATTTGCACAAGGTAAATTTACTTTA